CTTCACATAGCCCGTACAGTACCGTCAGGCGCATCTGCATACACGTTATAACCAGTCTGATCAACTTGACTTGGATTGTCCACGCGATTTGCTACGGTAATTACTGATGAACCACCCAAGCTAATTACTGGAGACAAGTTATCCACTGTAGTTGTCATCGTTGCCGACATGAAAAGCGATGGTTGGTTTAAATAATTAGAAGGACCTGATATACAAAATAAACTACCTAGGTCATGGTTATTATTTAGCATGATATCAAAATCAGGTGTTGTGCCGTAAGGAGTGCCGTTTCCATTCAATGCCTGACCAGTAATCATATTGGCGTTCCACTTAATATCAGTTTCATACAATACTGTTTGTTGAGCTATTGGTTTAATGATATTTGCTAGGATGTTTTGTGTAGCATAAACATTGCCAGCAGAACCAAACGTACCAGTAGCATCAGCTAAATCAACACCGGTTCGGATTGTATAAGAATCCATCTCGACATCAAATACGTCATGAGTTTTATTCAATGAAGAATGCTGAATACCGTTATATGTGCCTGCAGGAAATCCTGAAATGGTAACTTTTGAGTTATCTTTAAAGAAGCCATGATTATAATGTGATACGCGAATAATATTCTCACCAGCATACGACATAAAAGCATTAGGCTTTAACTCTTCAGTATCAATCTCAGCATTGCGCAATTTCAAAATTCCAGGAACACCTAAATCAAATTTAGCACGATACATGTTAAATTTCAAGTCCTTGAATTGTTCGGCAGTCCATGTTGAATCGTTAGCGGACTTAAATAATACGCCTGCATGAGGTTGATCGGTAATACGCAGGTTCACGTTAGTTACATCAAATCCACCAAGCTCAGAAGTCCAAGCCTCATAACCAGTATCATGTGCCTTCAATACGAAACAGTACTCAGTTTTGTCTTGAAGATATACAGGTGCTGGAAATACAATTTCAGTAGCGACAGTAGCGTCTGCAGATACCTTAATTCTAGGGTCTCTTGCTCGCATGGTTACTTCGCCATAAGGTACCACTACAGAGGTAGGATATCCATTTTCAACTGTTCTGATTTGTACAATCAATGGTGATCGGTTAGATTTGGTTTTGAAGAACACCTCCAACTTAGATACAAACATTCCGCCTTCCATATCAACGTTAAATGTTTGAGCAAGTGGGTCAATTTTCCATTGAGTCCATTTTTTCACCTTAACAGAACGCTGAGTTACAACACGACGTTGAGATACTTCTTGAACATCAAATCTAGGAACTTTGGTAGAAACCACTGTACCCTGCATTGTCTTTTGAAGGCCTTTTGCTTCGTACGTAGCTTCAGCATATGTCTTAGCTTCATCAATATCGTTATCAGAACGGTCAATCAATCGGACTGTTCTTGTACCTGTACGGAATTTCAATGTTGAGTTGTTAGGAATAATAAATGATCCTTCACAGATTCCATCGGCATCAGATTGCAAAATTGTAGCGCCTGCAGGATGGCCAGTTCTACCACGGAAAAATCTATTGGTAAAAATGTTATGGTGCTTGACCATACCTTCCTGTCTGCAATATGAAGTAATATCCTTACCATCAAAGAACATGCGAAGATTAGTATTCGGCTTTAACAAATCAGCCTGGAAATAAACGCGTCTTGATCTGATATAAGGTACAAAGTTGATATCAACTACCTTATCACCCATATCTTGACGAACAGTTTCAGGACTTAGAGTTGTGCGCTTGCCTTTTTGAGTCTGTAGTGTAGTGGTAGTCGCTACTGTAGTTTGAGTAATACCTCTCTTCTTAGAAAAGAATCTACTTTTCCAACCGCCAACAGATGTGCTAGATTGTACCTGAGTACCAGACCAGTTAGTTTCCCATCCGTTCCATTCAGTACCAAGAACGCCCGATTCTTCGGCCATATGCTTGATAGCATCATACATTCCTGAGTTATCAATTACGATATCAGGTCGGGTTTTCGTATCCATCCACTCATCTGAGTCAGGAGACAGGGTCATGTTACCAGTATAGTTTACAACATAATAAGGGTTTAAATTTTCAACTCTTGAAGCATATGGTTGTTTTTCATAAATCACATCAGTCCATGGTAATGTTACGATATCTTCGCTTTGCGTGATACCAGAATTACCGGTTGATGCCTTAACCATTCTAACATTATCTTGCTCAAAATGAGGTCTGAACAAACCGCCTTCTTTATCTACAGCACCTCGATAGTCAGGGTTTGCCGCATCACCAACACCATGACCAAAGAATGAATCAACGATAAATCCATTCTTGTATCTCTCGCCGTTAGCATCCATAGTCTGGGCAGAAGAAGTTTCCCTTTCCAGTAATGATAATGTTGTATAATACTCTAATGTCTGTACCCGCTTATCAATCTTACCAATATCACGCATAGTATATCTGCGATTATCAACGAGGTTAGGATTAACATCAGAAGCTTCGAATGTGTAAGGGCCCATATCTAGTTTATACAAGACCATCGAATCTGCAGGAGCTTCAGGATATTGAGGATTAGTATCCGAAATACCTTTGGCAATCTGAAATTCACCTGCTTGGTTAACATAAAGTAAATCTTTACGGGGCAGATAATAATGCATGTCCACAGCCATTACAGATACTGGATCCACCATATCGGATGTATCGAATGTATTAGGGCCAGTTTGACGAGGTCTAAAATCTAGTGTATCAGCCAACGAATACGTACCATCAGAACCAGTATGGATTGGAATATCCTTATACTGTGTACTTGTATACGAATCAACTGAGAAGTAATCGCCTGTAGTGTGTGAGAAATAATCGAAGCTGATAGTCAAAGTGCCGCCGACTGGCGCTACCGCAGACGGGTTCAATCGAATGCGCGATAGTGCATAGAAGTTATCTCGGGTACCGCTATCTAACGTGTATCGTTCAGTAACATCGCCAACAGATGAATGCGTAATAGAATTAATTTGGACAACATCTGAATATGTACCAAGCGTATCATAACCACCACGAACAGTATTGAAGCCGGACAGTACTAGATCAGGCTTAGTTACTCGCGTCTTTGTTTTCTGGTTGATACGTTTGCGAATAGGACCATATACGATGATATCTCGACCTTCAAACGCCGCGTTAAATGTTAAAGTAACTTGGTCTGAGTTAGTGCCGCCTAAGGTTACGTTATCAACTGTAATGATCTCGCCGTTATTTACTGCCGTTACTATATAATCGCTTGGATCAATAGAAATGTATGACATCGTAGCAGCGTCACCAGTACTTGTGGTGATTTCATTTGCAGAAATAGGACCAGAAACAATAATCTTTTTAGCATCATATGATGTTTCGATGTTATTGCCGTCTTTCAAGCTTTGGATTGTATCAAAAGGCAGTTTATAAACAACGCTGTTATTACCAGTGTCGTAAATGGTTCCTGGTATAATTAGATCGGCCGAAAACGGAGGCGAGCCTGCTTGGTATAGGTTTTCCACATCCGAGAATGCATTACCACCTAAACTGATATCAAACAAGTATAAACGGTAAGTAGATGCTGATATTCGACGGAAACTTCTTACTCGTGCAGTACCTAAAAGAGCGTTATTGGCAGCGCGCAGATCCAATGTAGTATAATCAGTCTTTGGAATACCAGAGACATTATTGAGCTCAATATAGTTACCAAAAGTTGCCTGTAACACACCACCATTAAAGAACTCTGTTTCACGAGCTCGATCAAGATCAATCTCAGTTGAAGCGATTGTTTCAATACGGTAACCATTAACATAGGCTACAGATGGTTCTAAAGATACAGTCAATTTTTCAGCATCCAATTCATGATCCTTGATATGAATCTGAAAAGCGTCTACAGTATAGTTACCGGATTCTTCAAATGTACGGGTGGCAAGGACCTTCATAATTTCGCCATAATCAGAACCGCGCACTGCTGTCTGGATAATACCTGATTTTAATGAGACCAGTGAAATAATATCATCAACGTCACGTGCATCAACATCATCGTCTTGAAGAATTAGGTCAAGAGAAATTGCATAGCGATGAGAACCTGGAGCTGATGCGTTTGGAGATCCTGTAGCGTTATCATTTAGAGATGGATCTTCCGCAGACGTTATAACAGTTTCAGTTACCTGAAATGCGATTCTTGCTGATGGCGTGGCGGAATACTTAGAAACTATAATTGATTGAGCTGGTGTGAAAACAAAGTTGCCAGATACAAAATATACACCTTCGTCAACAAATACCTTAGTACCAAGGCCAACGCAATCTAGAGGCGAAGCGACTGTCGCGTTATAAACGGGTGCAGACTCAGGACTTGTGATTGGTTCAGATGGTTCGAATTTCTGTGCCGATCCATTAGTACCAGTCTTAGTATATCGAACAAATAATGTTGGTGGTTCGCCAGACGAAGGTGGCGCATAATCGACTACGATTGCTTCAACACCGCTATCAGTACCACGAATTAGCTTGCCATTAAAGTTAGCGTAGTTCGAGTTATCATCAGACAACTTAACATATTCATATTTCGTATCTACAGTAGGAAGACCGCCCATAACACGGGAACCTTCTTTAAAGAAATGCTGGCCAAACCGATCGATCTGGGCTTGGATAGCGGTCTGCATCTGCGTGAGCTCACGAGCTTGAACAGCATGACCCGGACGAAAAAGGATTCGCATGAATCCCTTACTCTCGTCAAAATCATCATAATATGGAGGCTGATTGTACGTTTTAATTGTCATATTTTATTTTCCATTTAAAATTCGATTACGATTTTGACGTCTTCGATCTGCGCTGCATATCGATTGACTGGTCCACGATCTTCTAAGAATATAACTTCACCGGAATAACGCTCATATTCAGCAGGCAATTGAGTACCAGCAGAAACCGTACCTAAACCACCAGCGTTTGCTACTATAGGGTCATTATCAACAAAAGCGATAAATCCTGACTTCGAGTTCTGGTGATATTTTAGAACACCGGTTACTTTATCATATGAATCTACATATGCTTGAGCGCCTGAAGTTGTACCAATAAATGTATCGCCCGGCAGGAACTGTGTTTCATTTGTAACAGTACCTAAGGTCATTTGCTTCAATCCAGACAATGTAACATCAGTTGCTACGACTTCAGTTCCGGCGTTGAATGGTGCCTTCACAATGGCAATCTGTCTGAATGAATTATTAATGACGAAATCACCCTCACCTTCATCACCATCCAGCTTAGCATTGACGATAACATAGAATGCACCCAACTCACGAACAGGATCAGCACCATGACCGTTAACTGGAGGTAATACAGCTCTATAAGTAGCATCTGTAGCCACGCCGACCGGGTTTGTAATTACTACCTTAGCATTCTTATATTTAGAACCAGGATTATCAACGTTGATTTTAGTAATAACACCATCTACCACGACTGCTGATGCAGTAGCTTCAACACCGCCATTCGCTAAAGCATCACCGACAATAGTAACTGTAGGCGTTGTATAACCAGCACCACCGCCATTTTCTACTGACATAACGATATCATAGATAGCGCCGTCAGTTGCAATAGCTTCACGCTGCCAACCATAATGCTCCCAATTCACACCGCCAACAGCTTCGTCAGCCGCAACAGCTGTTCGTATTGGCATAAAGTTCTTTGTCAAAAATCGGTCAGTTGCTTCTGCTTGGATAAAGCACATAAACTTCCACACATAACCATCAATACAAGTTTCAGGAACTTCAGAACTGTTGGTAGTTGGTTCTACAGTTGAAGCAGCAGGGCCTGCATGCAAACACTTATATATCTTATACTGTGATGTCATCACAAAGAATGGCTTTGCAAAGATATCCTCATCACGATCATCCCAAGCATAATACGCTTCACCGGCGTTCCAGTTATAACGCGGAACTGTATGAGTGACATCAGAAGGATTTAGCAGCTTTAATGCGATCAAGTTATTATGAAACTCGATAGTATCTGTTTGATAATCTTTCGGTAATGGTGGGTATCCAGGTTCACCATCAATCGCATCGGTCAGGTCCGTAAACTGTTCGGACCAGGCATCGCCTTTGGCTATACCGATATAGACAGAAGACTGCGATAGGTCCTCTTTAAAGTTTTCCGCATTTGTGACGCGGAATTTCGTAGTTACAATAGCAGTCATGTTATCCCCTTACAGATGATACTGATTTAATTTTTGTTCTGTTATAAGAATCCTTGCAAGACGTTCAGCGTCATTGGCAGGTTCCGTTGAGTTATCTAACAATTCAGGTTGAATGTAAATTTCTGTTCCCAACATATATGTCGGCTGAATTTGTCTTTCATGTAATTCGTCAATGGTATAATGCTCGAAATCCGACATTGGAGCTGATGTAATCAACTTCATTGTATCATACCATATTTGTTTATTTAGAACATAATCATTATCCTTATCAGTCTTTTCACGTCTGACTGCAAACAAGTCGTTGAATAATAATTCATACTGTTGCTGAATAACTTTGTTCCTAGCCTGATCTGTTAATACTATAACTGGTGGGTAATAGTATCCGGTGCCAGGATTAGTTATATTTATAGCTATCAAATAACCCTCACCATCCAGAACCGCCGTACCAGTAGCAGTAATACCACCATCCTTAATAGGAATCTGTGGAGCACTAAATCTTACTGTTGGGACATTTTTATAGGCCCGACCGGATCTTTCAACGACTACACTATCAACACCAATATCGTTACCAACTCCAGGCTGTAGGACAGAGTAAACGTGCGGTCCAAAGAACACCGCAAACATCGTCAAGATTAAGTTATAATCTTCAAGGCCAATCATACCCGGTTGATGCTGAGGCATAACAGTAGTTGGCTGATCACCGCCTCCAGTATATACAGAACTGTGCCAAGTAGGTTCAGCAGTATCTTCATCGCCAATATACCACTTCACGCGGCTACCATCGGCATATCTTTTGCTTAGCACTTCAAGATAGAAGGCAACTTCACCAAAGAATTTAAAACCAGCAGGGTGAATCAAGTTGTTGAATGCGTTACCCCACTTACTCATATTCGACCCAGTTTTAATTACATAAGAGAATTTCTGGTAGAAGTAAGAGTCTTGAAGCTTCATCACATCGGATAAGAATCCTCCACGATCGTGCCACACACCCAACTCACCATTCCATTTGCCTGATGAGGGTATAAGCATCTTATCTCGCGGGTATGCAATATCTACATTATCATTATACATTACTTTAAAGAAAACTTCAATGGATTCTTGTGATCCCCTTTCCTTATAAAAGTGAATTAAGTTCTTATAGAAAATATGCTTATCAACGGCAAAAGACTTTGGAATGTTTGCTGCATATTCGTCATGCATCTTATCCATAAATTCTTTGGTCAATGCATCCATATCAGGCAATTGTTTCATCTTCGTTATTATATAAGAAGGATTCTCGCCTGTATATACTCGCATGCTAGTGGTTAGTGTTACAATTTTATGATTATACTCTTCTAATTCATATACAGTAAATCTCGTACCATATTGTTGGCCATAAACTGTTTGCAAAGCCAACGGCATACCATTAGAAGCACTGATAAGAATTGACTTATCAGTGGTATCGATGGCAGCGCCTCTTGGATCAGAAAGAGCTGACCCATCAACCGCCATCTCATCATCATAGAAGTAATAATCTTCAGGCGCTACAAATATAGCCCTACCATTTCGAACTTCTGCGGTATATACCTGACTATCCAATGTATAAGAGTGTGACGCCAAATTCATAAAATCATAATATGTTTTGAGAAGCTCTATCATATTAATCGCCTGATCCCTAAGCTCTTCAGGGATGTGCGATTCGGCTAAGACTTTATCTTTCGCCTTCTTTGAACGTGCTACTACTTCAAGATGATCCATTACTGTCTCTCCACCGAATCGTAATTTATAGCACCAGCACTGCCTGAAGCT